ATATCTTGTTTGATATCGGTGCTGGTATTACTGAGGGTCAGGTTCTGAAATGGGGCACGTCACCTAGTGCTGCTTTTCGTGCTGGAAACTTTGACACGCTGACTGGTAACCTGGATACTAATGGTCATCAGATCGTGTCTGATGGAACTGACAATATCGTAATTTATCAAACTGGAACTGGGGATATCAAACTCTGGGCAGGTGGGTCTGGATCTGCTTACACTTACATTGACGGTGATGATGGATATCTCAAATGGTACGCCCCTTACGCTACTCTGGGCGACCTTCCTGATGCGACTAACCACCACGGTATGCTTGCTCACGTTCATGGCACTGGCAAAGCATATTTTGCTCACTCTGCCGCTTGGATCCCCCTGGTAGATGAGAACCAAAGTATTACTGTTCTTGCTGACGTTGATACCACTGTTAATGGTGGTCCCTCTGATGGACAGGTTCTGAAATGGAGTGCTGCTAACAGCAAATGGGAACCTGGTAATGATCTGCAAGGATCTGGTGGTGGCGGTGGTGGAACCACTCAAAACCTCTTTGAAACCTTTACAGGTGACACAGGAACAACAACTGCTTCTGCTGCTAACGATACTCTTAACATTGTTGGTGGTACGAACATCTCTACCACAATGTCTGGTGATACACTCACCATCAACATGACAGGTACACTGGGTGATCTGGATCAGAATGTATTTACGACTCTCGGTGCTGACAACGGAACAACAACAGCGACTACGACCACTGATACTATTACTTTTACTGGTGGTAGTGGAATTAGCACCAACCTAAACGCTGGCGCTATCACAATCACGAATGACTCCCCCAACGTCGTACAAAACGTACTCCAAACTGCTGCGGGTGACTCGGGTTCCTATACTGCTGCGGCTGCCGATTCTACTCTCACGATCGCTGGTGGGACTGGGATCACTACTGCTGTGTCTGGGTCAACGCTTACAATTACAAATACTGTCGCACTACCCAGTGCTCAGGAAGGACAAACTCTCGTCCACAACGGATCCTCATTTGAAGCAGTAGCAACTCCTTGTATCAACTTTGAGTTTAGTGCTTCTGACTCCAACAATTACACTGTAACGGGTGGTGGTGTATCTGCAAACGATCCCACTCTGTATGTGTATCGTGGATTTACTTACAGATTTGATAATACTACTGGCACAAGTCACCCACTAGAACTCAGAGTTTCTGCTGGTGGATCTCAGATCAGTGGAACCACTGGTTCTATCAATAGTGTCCAATTCTGGACAGTTCCTATGAATCTTGCTGCTGGTACGACGTATGTCTATCAGTGCAACATTCATGGAAACATGCAAGGTAATATCGTCGTAGTCTAATGCCAAGAACAGTCCCTGGATCAGGTGCAGCAATTCGTCCCGTATTCAATAGTGTATACGGTGTAAAGGACGTAATTGTAACAAATGGTGGAAGTGGGTATGATCCCAACGATCCACCAAAGTTGTCTATTGGAAACTGTGGCACCCCGATTAGAGACGCTGTTCTGAGAGCAAACATTGCAGACAACGGAGAGATCTTATCTGTTGATGTAATTGATCCTGGTGAAGGATATAATCCCTTGCGTTTGGTTATTGATTCTACTGATACTGGTATCACCCAAGCAGACGCAAACATTGTGCTTTGGGAAGAAGATCAATATGGTCCTGATGGATCTACTATTCTTGCACCTGCTGGATCTGTAAACTACATTCAGGTGACTAGACCTGGTGATGGTTATTTTAATGCTACTGCCAGACTTGAAGGTGGTGGTGGATCTGGTGCTGAACTTGTTCCTACTACTGGTCAGGTAACTGGTCTTGCTGTTGAGAACAACGGTAGAAACTATACCGCCGAAGATATTACTATTGTTATTTCTGGTGGTGGTGGACAGAACGCCGAAGGTGTTGCTGAGGTTAATCAGTTTGGTAAGATCGAAGCAATCAATGTTACCAACCCTGGTGAGTTCTTTGAGACTCCTCCTCTGATTCAGATTATTGGTGGTGGTGGATCTGGTGCTCAGGCAGAAGCAACTATCAATCTGGGTAGAATTGAATCAATCGATCTACTCAATTCTGGTGGTGGATATACATCTCCCCCTCAGGTTATCTTCACCAGAGATACGAACCTGATTCGTACACAACGAAATAGAACTTCTCTGGTCTCTGATTTCTATGAGATCAGTGCTCTTATCCGTGATGCAACAGCAACGGATACTACGTTGTATATCGAGACTACTGCTGCATTCCCTGGTTCTGGTAAGTTCCAGATCGGTAGAGAGATCGTTAGATATACAGGTAAGACGCCTATCTCTTTTACTGGATGTGATAGAGGTATTAACTTCCGTTATGACCAGCGTATTATCTTAGACAGTCTTGCTGATCTACCTAATGGCAATTCTGGATATAACTTTACTGTATCTGATCGTATCAGAAGAGTACAGGAAGATAAATCTAACAAGGTTGCTATTGTTTATGACTGGCGACCAGAAACCAGAGAACTATTCTTAATCTTCCAAGTCGATGAACTGGCGTTTATTGATGGTGGTAGATCTAATGAAAAGACCTCGGTGATTCAATTCATCGCTGGTACATCAGCATCATCTGGTACTGGTGTTGGACCACACCCTCTGGTAGAAGATGAGAATTCATCTATCGTCACCTTTGAGAATCCTATTAGTGTCTTAGAAGGATTTAAGTTTGAAGATGATGATGAGTTGGATGGTGCAGGTGATGGCATTCCTGACTTGGTAAATACTGGTACAGACTTTGAAGATGAAATCAGTTTAGATGGTGGTATTGCTTCCACCCTTTACGGTATTGAAGAAACTGTTGGTGGACAAAACACCACTCTGTTCCAAGTTGGAGATGAACTATATGATTCAAGTCTTGTGCCCCTTACTGCTTCTGTGCAAACTGCTGGCGAACTCGATGATGGAGTTGAACACGTTTCAGCATCTACCCTCAAACTCAAAAACCATGCAGGCGGTAACTATACAGTAGGAGAAACTGTCACGGGTTCTGTGACTGGTGTAACTGCTACCGTTGCTGAGATTCAGTCAGCAGAAGATGCATATGGTTATAAGACATTGAAGGTTACAGGTATAACCAACAATGGCACTACCTATAAATTTACTACCTCCGATACTATTACTGGTGGCGGAAGTGGTGCAAACGGCACGTTTGTCTCGCAAGAGTACACTAACCTTGTGAGAAAGGAGCCTGAGTAAACACATAAATAAAAAGAAGGTAATTTCTAAAAGATGGCACTTCTCACCGACCAATTTAGGATTTTTACTGCGAAGCGATTTATTAAGTCGTTGGAGGGTGCCGACCCTACGCAGTCTGACCTTGTAGCGGGTTCTAATAGAGACCGTCTGTACGTTTTCATTGGTCGTCCCCAAGAATGGGACAACGAAAACGCACCGCCGACTCCTATTGACTCGTTCCAAGAGTTTAGTGATACGTTTTCAGACATGATCTCTTTGAAGCGTGTTCTTGCAAATGACACGATTCAAGTGGTTCGTCGTATTGACTGGACACCCCCAGAGCAAACCACTGGTGGTCTGGGTTACGTTTATGATATGTATCGTCATGATTACTCCTCAACCAAGACGGCATCGTCGGGTGCTACGAAACTTTACGACGCAGATTTCTACGTTGTTAACTCGCAGTACCAAGTATACAAGTGCATTTACAACGGCACCAGTCCTTCTGATCCTAACGGTAAACCTTCTACTGTTGAGCCTACTGGCACCTCCACTTCAATTATTACCACTTCTGATGGCTACCGTTGGAAGTATCTTTATACGATCCCTGTTGGTCAGGTTCTGAAATTCTTCTCGAATGATTACATGCCTGTGCTCAGCGATATCGCTGTGACTGGTGATGCTGTCGGTGGTGAGATCGACACTGTGGTTATTCAAGCGTCTGGTACTGGATACAACAACGGCACCTATGAAAACGTCCCTATCAAGGGCGACGGTGTTGGTGGTCGTGTTTCTCTGGTGGTTGACGGTGGTAAAGTTGTTTCGGCAACTGTGACTTCTGGTGGTTCTGGTTACACCTTCGGTAAGATCGTGATCGATGAGATCAACGGTATTGGTGCTGGTACTGGAACGGGTGCTGCTATTGACGTTATTATTCCTCCTGACACTGGTCATGGTTCTGATCCTACCAAGGAACTTGGTGGTTACAGAGTGATGATCAACACGAAGTTCACCTATGATGAAGGATCGGGTGACTTCCCTACTGATAACGACTATCGCCGTATTGGTCTCGTTATCAATCCTAACCAGTATGGTACGACAGAACTAACGTCTGCGATTACGTTGTCTGCTACTCGTGCTGTTATCTTCTCTCCAACCTTTACTGGTCAGTTCCAAACTGACGAGATTATTACTCAGTCTAGAACGGTTGGTGGTCAGCAGGTAACTGCCCGTGGTCGTGTCATTTCCTGGAACGCCACTACCAAAGTTCTTAAATACTATCAGAACAGAATTGATGGTGTGTTCCCAGAAATTACTGGTAACCTTACCGAGTTTGAAGGAGGTAACCCAGTGACGGGTTCTACCTCTGGTACATCAGCAGACCCTGATATCAACTTCCCAGTTGTGTCTGGTGTCTCTACTCGTGTTATTAACAACACTGAGTATGACTTGGGTATGTCCTTCACTAACGGTTATGCCAAACCTGAAATCGAACCGAACTCTGGCGAAATCATCTACATAGATAACAGAGGCGCGATTTCTCGTGCTGGCGACCAAATTGAAGATATCAAAATCGTAATCGAGTTCTAAGAGATGCCCCAGAATACTAATCTAAACATTGCTCCTTATTTCGACGATTTCGATAAGGATAAAAACTTTTACAGAGTTCTCTTCCGACCTGGATTCCCAATTCAGGCAAGGGAACTTACGACCATGCAATCGATTCTGCAAAACCAGATCGAAGCAATGGGTCAGCACCTATTTAAGGAAGGTGCTATGGTCATCCCAGGACAGGTGGGTTATGACCTGAACGTAGATTGTGTTCTGATTCAGCAGTCATTCCTGGGAGTTGACGTTGAAACATACAGATCTCAGCTGAGTGGCAAAATCATTGAAGGTCTGACGACGGGCATCAAAGCGAAAGTCCTTTACTCGATTCCTGCTACTACATCTTCTCGTGGATACATCACGTTCTACATCAAATATGTGGAGTCTGGGGACACTACTTCTGATGTAACGACTAAGAAATTCCAGAACAACGAACAGTTGATCGTTGAAGATGAGATCACCTTCGGTAACAGTTTGATCGAAGTTGGATCTCCTTTTGCTCAGCTGCTTCCTGTGAATGCTACTGAGGTTGGATCCACTGCTTATATTAGTGATGGTGTCTACTTTATCCGTGGTCACTTTGTTGATATTCAGTCTGCATATATTATTCTTGAACAGTACGACAATAACCCAAGTTACAGAGTTGGATTTGAAGTTAGCGAATCAATTATCACACCTGAGGATGATCCGTCACTTACGGACAATGCCATTGGTTCGTCCAACTACTCTGCTCCTGGTGGTCACCGATTCAGAATCAAGACACAACTTGTTAAGAAGCCAATCGATGACGACACTGACAAGAACTTCATCGAACTGCTTCGCATCAGGAACTCGACTGTTGAGAACTTTGTTGACCGTACGGAATATAACGAGATCGAAAAGTCGATTGCTCGTAGAACGTATGAGACACATGGCGACTACGTTGTCGATACCTTCGATGTTCGTGCAAGAGAGCACCTGAACGATCAGTTCAATAACGGTGTATATCTTCCTGGCACAACCAGTCCTGAGGGACAAACAGCGTCTGAAAACTTCTGTGCTATTGAAGTTGGACCTGGTAAAGCATATGTGAAAGGTTATAGAACTTCACTGCTTGCTTCTACTTACGTTGACTCTCCTAAACCACGTACCTTTGTTGGT